CCGCTACCCGGGCAGCCTTCGAAGCCGCTATTGTTCCTCCCCCTGCCGGCAGGCAGCCTACCGCCGCAGGTTACATCTACACCGTAACGTTACAGAGAGAGTACCATGACCCTCCAACTTAGCCCCGCCGAAGTCGCCTTCTATCGCAGCGTCCGCAAAACCGCCGTGATCCTGTTGCTCATGATGAAACTGGACTCCCCCACGCCGGCTAAGCGCATCGCTGAAATCCTGGACCTCGACTATGCAACCACGCGCAGGCATCTAAAAACACTCTCCAATTTGGGGGTCCTGACCGAGACGTTCTCAGGCTGGAGTCTTCTGCAGGGCGGCATACAACTACTCCTGCCTGAGCGAAGTTATCCTTCATCCTTCAGGACTCATCCACAGGCTGTGGATAACGTGGGAAATTCCCGCGCTGTAGAGATGCAAGAATCGTGCCAGAGCGCGGGAAATTCCCGCGCTGTAGAAGATTCTTCTTCTACTTCTACCCATCAACCCTCAGTCCTTCCTATTGAAGAAGAAGAAGAAGAGATGCAAGAATCGTGCCAGAGCGCGGGAAAACCGCGCTCTGCTCCAGGCCTCATCAACGCCTGCCTGCAAGCCCTGGCAGACAACGGCATCGCCGACAGCGCCCATATCCGCGGTCTGGTCGAGACCAAGGATTACATCACCCCTGCCTATATCATCGCCCAGGCCAGGCGCCTGAAGGCCGAAGACAAGTTCTCCACCGGCATGCTGATCACAGTCCTGCGCTGCGGCGACCCGCTGCCAAAGCAGGAACAACCCGACGAGGACAACGCCGACGCCCGGCGCGAGTACTTCGAAGGCAAATGGAGCCACCTGGTCAAGCGGTAGAAATAGCATTAATGCCACTTGTGGCATTAATGCCACAAAGCGAATTGGTACAGAAGCGCCAAGCTACAATTGGTTTTGCACAATCGAATATTTGTGCTACAATGAAATCAATGGAATTTGAATTCAATTAACGAAAGGACAAAATAAGATGAACCCCGAACTACTCTCCTCCCTGGCCGGCATCGGCCTCTCCCTGCTCTTCTCCTACATCCCCGGCGCCGCCGACTGGTACGCCGCCCGAGACAGCATCCAGAAACGCCTGATCATGCTGGGCCTGCTCCTGGTAGTCACCGCCGTCACCTTCGGCCTGGCCTGCGCACAACTCGCCTCCGAGGCAATATCCATTACCTGTGACCGGCCAGGCGCAATCGCCTTGATCCAGGCCTTCATCGCCGCCGCCATCGCCAACCAGGCTACTTATATGCTCAGCCCCAAACGCGCCGTCAAGGCCCTGGCCGCCCCCAATGGCATTAATGCCACCAAGAGTCGCAAATCCTGACCATGCCTCGTCAACGCGGCGCCCAACCCGGCAACACCAACGCCCTCAAACACGGCTTTTACTCATCAGCGTATAAGCGCATCGATCGCAACGATATCGAAGCGCTCAACGTCACCATCGAGTCGGAGATCGCCGGCCTGCGCGTGCTCACCCGCGACCTATGGCGGCGCGCCGAGGAGCTGACAGATCCCATGGATGCTATCCACACCCTGGCCCTGGCAGGCGCCCAAATGAATAAAATTGCCGGACTGCTACGCACCCAGGCAATCCTGACCGGGGGCGATGGCTCTGGCAACGCGGTCATCAACGCCGCAATCGAAGCTGTTTTGAAAGAAAAAGGTCTATCATGACATATCCTATCCCCGACTTTTGCCCGGTCAGATCCTGCACCGACAAACTCACCGGCCTTTCCAGAAATATGGTGGTTGCCATGAAACAACTCAAGCGCTCACTGAAACAATGCGAGACTTGCCAGGCCGGCGAGGACTGTCCCATCCTGGCTAACTTCAATAGCCAGGTAAAAACTGCCATCGAGGACGTCGTGGCCGAGTGGAACCTGAGCTCCTATGCCCTCACCCGCTGACGAGACGATCTCCGTCGAGGCCACCCTCATCGCCGAGCGCCTGGGCCACGCCATCGATAAACTGCGCACCGAAAATGACACCCTGCGCGCTGAATTAGGCAGCTACAAGGAATTTGCCAACCATCGCCTCACCGAACTCGAGCGTATCCGCGACGACCACGAAAAGCGCATCCGCTCAGCAACCGACGGCGTAACTGGCTTCCGCATCTGGTCCGGACTGGCTTCTGGCGGCAGCCTGCTCGCCCTGATCAAATCTTTTTTTCTGCCTTAGAAAGGATACACAACCATGAATATGCGACACGCAACACGCAACACGAACCTCATCTGCGCCTTACTGATCGTCGATATCCTCTGCCTGGCGATAGGCCTGGCAGCCGGCATCGCCATCGGCGCCGCCCCCACTCGTACCTCGACATTCATGTCGACTCATCCTGCCCCCAACCTGACCTCCACCTTCGCCGCCCGGCACTTCGCCACCTGGCAAGCCGCCCACGCCACCGCCGGCCACGCCACCATGCGCGCCCTCTTTGACCAACCAGGCCCCTCCTACCCGGAGACCAACCCGCAGTCAACCCCCTATCCCTAGCCATTGACCATTGACAATTGACCATTGACTATTAGAAAGGAACTCCCATGCCCCGTATCACCGAAACCCTCAAGCAAATGATCGACGTAGCCCAGCACAACTACGAGAAGCCTGGCGGCAGCCCCGCCCGCGGCAAGGACATTTCTTTCCTGGTTGCCGCGCGCGGCCTGATCGCCCTGGTCGACGCCCTCAACGAGATCCGCGAGGAACTGGTCGGCATCCGCAAAGAAATGAACGTCCACAATGAAGCCCTCAACGCCATCCTGGTACAGCTCATCCCACCCGCACCCTCCAGAAGCAAGCCAAAGGTGAACTAAATGGCAGCACTCTCAGGACAAAACACAGTCACCACAGCCGGCACCGCCGAGGCCCTCGGCGACCAAATCATCAACGCCCCCCTCATGATCAAGGCGCTCGACACCAACACCGGCGTGGTCGCTATCGGCAATGACGGCGCCAACGACGTGACCACCTCCAACGGCCTGCGCCTCTCCGCCGGCGACTCCATCGTCTTCGAGTTCATCGGCAACCTGGCTAATCTCTACGTCGACTCCGCCGTCAGCGGCGAAGGCGTCGCCTGGCTGGTACTCAACGTCTAATCATGATCCACTTCGCCCGCAACCGCCGCGCCTCCCGCCTCGCCTGGCTCATCAAACAGAACCAGGCCGGTAAAGCCGGCTTCTCCTACCTGCTGCGCGACCTCTTCACTACCAACATCAACCCCGTCGTCACCCCGCGCGCCTGCGAACCCGGCCCCGGTACAACCGCCTTCAACGTCGCCGCCAACGGCTACATCGCTTCGAGCTACCTGTGCAACACCGCCGCCTTCTTCAACAACGACAACGTCGCCCGCTCCCGCGTCGCCGGCCTGGCCGTCTACCTGCGCGATGTGCGCCGCAACGCCAAGCTCTACCCCATGATCTACGGCGGCTGGAACCGCACCAAGGCAGCCACCATCAACGACGAGGGCTTCAAGTGGTACCAATACTTCATATCGATCTATGAAGGTACCGCATTAGCAATCGACAGCCTGCCCGTTTCCCCCACCGCTGAGCTTGCCAATAACTACTTCGACGGCATCGTCAGCCTGCTGCCTGCCGGGTCGATCACCCTCTTCCGCCTGGCCGGAGTGGATACCATTCCGTGGACCATCGCCTGGGTCAGCCGCGCCAACACCCAATCGCCGCTCTACGCCGGCGAGAGCCACGCCTTCGACGCCACCAACTACGACGCCATGCTCAAGGAGCTGGCCGTTATCCAGCTCCCCGCCCCCTGGAACACCACCTACGGCCCAACCCTTTTCCGCAGCGCCTCCCCCGTCACTGGCGATATAGCTACCGGCGCAGCCTCCCTGCTGCAATATTTCGATTGGACCTGCGCCGCCAACGAAGTCATCGGAATATCCTTCCGCCGCACAGACGACAATAATCGCTTCATCATCAGGTGCCACCAGGCCACCTCCACTATCAAAATTTTCAAGATCCAGGCCGGCGTCGAGACGGAACTCTCCACCGCCGCCAAGACCTGGACGCCTGGGACAACTTACAAGATCGGCGTACGCGTATGGACAGGTCCCTACGGCCAGACCGTCTATGTGTTCGACAATACCTCCACTTCATATCTAACCGCCGTTGCCAACATTGGCACATTCAACCAGACCGCCACCGGCTGCAAAATTGGTGGCTTCGCCACCGGCGCCAACTGGGCCGGCTACCCCACCACCCTCTCAGGCGCAGCCCTGGCTGCCTTACCCACATGACAAACCATGCCCGATCTCTACACCAACGCCAAGAACCTCCTGGTCGATCCCGTCACCTTCGCCGAACTAGCCAGCGGCATAACCTTGCGCAGCTACCAGAAACAGGTCGCCATGGCCGTCTTCGACTCGATCGTCGAGAAACGCGGCGCCACCTTCGTGGTCATCTTCCCCCGCCAGTCCGGCAAAAACGAGTGCCAGGCGCAGATCGAAGCCTATCTGCTCACCCTGCTATCCCCACTCGACGCCGAGATCGTCAAAGTCTCCCCCACCTGGAAGCCGCAAAGCCTCAACGCCATGCGCCGCTTGGAGCGAGTTCTCAGTCGCAACGTCTTGGCCAGGTCGCTATGGAAAAAAGAAAGCGGCTATATCTACAAGGTGCGCAACGCCCGCATTGCGTTTCTATCCGGCAGCCAGACCGCCAACGTCGTAGGCGCGACTGCCAGCGTACTGCTAGAATGCGACGAAGCCCAAGACGTGCTCATATCGAAGTGGGACAAGGAAATCAACCCCATGGCCGCCAGCACTAACGCCACCAAGATCTTCTGGGGTACCGCCTGGACAAGCCAGACTCTGCTTGCCCGCGAAATGCGCGCCGCCCGTGAAGCCGAGAAGCTCGACGGCCTCCAGCGCGTATTCCTAATCGACGCCGACCTGGTGCGCCAGGAAGTCCCCGCCTACGGCAAGTTCGTCGACGCCGAGATCGCCAAGCTGGGCCGCAACCACCCCTTCGTCAAAACGCAGTATTTCTGCCAGGAGATCGACGCCGAAGCCGGCATGTTCCCTGAAAAGCGCATCGCCCTCATGCAAGGCGACCACCCCATGGTCAACTCGCCTGAAGACATCCGTTCAATCCGTGGTGAAAATCCGTTGACAGCCGCCCTGATCGACGTAGGGGGGGAAGACCGATCTACAAGTGAAATGAATACAGGAGAAAAAAACCAGCAATTATCACACTCAGACCACGACTCCACCACCCTGACTATCATACAGGTCGACTTATCTACTTTAGCTGATCCACTCATCAACGCGCCCCGCTATCTGGCAGTCAACCGGTACATATGGACAGGGGCAGGACAAACCGAACTATATCAACACATCACGGCGCTACTCAACCATTGGCAACCTAGACACACGATCATAGATGCCACCGGAATAGGCGCAGGGTTGGCTAGCTTCCTGGATAAGTCTTTTCCTGGCTCTGTAATTCCCTTCGTTTTCAGCCAGAAATCAAAGAGCGATCTAGCCTGGTCATTCATCTCCGTAATCGAAACAGGACGTTACAAAGAATACAAACCAATCGACATCACCCTACTCCAACAACTCACCCATTGCCAGCTCGAAGTACTATCCGGCCCTGGACGCATGGCGCGCTGGGGCGTACCGGATGGCACACGTGACCCGGCATCCGGCGAGCTGGTACACGATGACCTGATCCTCTCCGCTGCCCTGTGTTCTATCCTCGACGAGCAACAATGGGGCCAGGCAAAGTCGGCCATCATTCAGCCAGTAGACGTACTGGCAAACCTGGAGTTCTAGAAAGGACACACACCATGCAAACCCTCATCCCTGGCTCGAACTGGTACCAAACGAAAGATTGTAACCCAACAGCCTATAACCTCTTCTCGCGCCACTACTCAGCCCGCCATTATCAAGACAACCGCCGCCAACGGCCAGGCTATCGTAATCGTTTCTCCTTTGTAGGCCCAGGCGAGAAGCTCGTATTAATGACTCCTGATTGTCTTGCCTTATTCGCCTGGCGTAAGTTCATCGACAAATCCGGCCAGCAGGGAATCAACTGCGCAGTCTTTCGTAATGAAGGCCCAATCCTATCCAGCACACTCATCCTTGAAGCCGAACAAATCGCCTGGCAGCGCTGGCCAGGAGAACGACTTTATACCTACGTCAACCAACACAAGATCACTTCACCCAATCCCGGCTATTGCTTCAAATGTGCAGGCTGGACTTTCGCCGGTCTAACCTCTAAGTTGAAACTAACTATCCTTGAGAAATTCCCAACCCTAAAAGGACACACACAATGATTAACCCAGGCGTACCCGATCCAAATGAATCCTATTATTGCCTCAACAAGAAGAAGAACGAAATCAGGATTCAAATACTATTCAAGAAGAAGTTTGGCGAGAATCCCGCTGCCATATTCGAGTACAAAGGCATGTACTGGGCCGGTCCCATCCCCATGGCCAACAACCCCATCCTCGCCAGCCCAGAGACCGAGACCCGCCAGGGATGGAAGCAATTGGAGCTGCCATCATGAGTAAATCCGATCGCAAATTCGGCTGTCTCTGCTTCCTCATACTCACACCATTGGTGCTCCTGGCCAACAAGTGGTACACCCAATGGCAGAGTAGATTCAATAGCTCAACCCCTGCACCCATCCCCATTAGCGAGCTACCCACGCCGCCAACCTTGCCAGGTATTGACCCTCTCCTGGCTGTAGTCCTGTTTGGCCTGGCCGTCACCTTCCTGGCCTTCATCGCAGCCGCCGTCATCGACGCCATCCGCTGCCCAAACCAAGACGATGACGACATCCCGTTCACCCAAGAACCCAACCCAATCAAAATCAACGTCATCACCTGGAAAGACGAAATCATGAACCACCAACCCAACCCCCGCAAGACCAGGCTACTCCCATGACCTACCCAGGCGGCAAAGCCGGCGAGACCACCAGTGACATTAATGTCACCAGGTAACCCCATGCTCAAGCGCTTTCGTTCCTTCCTTACGCAATACGCAACACGCAACACGAAACTGTCTTCCGTCTCCGTCCGTGTCGACGACTCCGCCGGTTGGACCTCCCTCACCGGCCGCCCGCACGACTACGACCCCGCCAAAATCCAGGAACTCTACCAGGACGCCCTCGAAGCCTGGCGCAAGAACCCTATCGCCTGGCGCATCATAGCCATCACCACCGACTACGTAGTTGGCGATCAGATCACCATTACCAGTCCTAACCGCAGCCTGAATAAGTTCATTGAGAATTTCTGGCACCACCCTAAGAACAACGTAGATCTGCGCTTAGAGTCCATGTGCGATGAGCTCAGCAGGGCGGGTGATTTGTTCGTCTTGCTCTTCCGCAACCCATCCGACGGCATGAGCTACATCCGCTTTGTCACCAAAGACCGCATCCAGCGCATCGAGACCGCAGAGAATGACTGGGAGACTGAGCTCTACTACTACGAAACCCAGGACATAGGCGAACCCAAGCGTTGGCCTTCCCCTGACGCGCTGAAAGCTTTATCAGTGGAATCCATACAATCCGAGATTTCTAAGTCTCCCGCCATCATGCTGCACTACTCGATCAACCGCCCGCTAGGCGCCTTGATGGGCGAGTCCGACCTCACCACCATGATCCCCTGGCTGCTGCGTTATTCCCGCATGCTCGAAGACCGTGTCCGCCTCCATTGGGCCACACGCGCCTTCCTGTGGCTCGTGACTGTGCCGGCCAACAAAGTCAAAGAGAAACAGGAATTCTACCGCTCACCCCCCGAAGCCGGCGCCATCGTGGTCAAGGACGAAAGCGAGCAATGGCAGGCAGTCACCCCACTCCTGCGCGGCTCCGACGCCAGCGCAGATCTCAAGGCGGTCAGGCAAATGGTAGACGCCGGCTCAGGCTACCCACCCCACTGGCGCGGCGAAGCCGCCGACGCCAACCTGGCCACTGCCACCGCCATGCAAGCCCCCACCGAGCGCCATCTCTTACGAAGGCAACAGTATGTCATCTACGCTTTACAAGATATTCTTTTTCACGCCTACCAACGCAGCGCCGAACTGGGCGTCAACCGCCCCCTGCGCACCGAAGACTACGCCAGCCTGTTCACCCTGCAAATGTCCGACGTATCCCGCCAGGATAACAGCGCCCTGGCCCTGGCAGCTTCGAATATCAGCCAGAGCTACTTCACTCTTATGACCATTCTCGCTCAACAAAACTCAGCCCGCATCAGCCCCACCCTGGCCAAGAAAGCCCTCGAAGCCATGTTCCACTTTTCCGGCCAACCCTCCAACGAGGACGAAATCGAGAAGATCATCGCCGAAATCCAGGCCAACGCCCCCAACCTACCCCCCACACAACCCGCCACGCCCAGCCCAACCAGCCCGGCCAGTCCGTCAACCAAACCTGGCAAACCAACGGAGTAACTATGACCCAACCCCAAGCCCCTTACAACGTCTCTGAGCAAATCAAGCTCACCCTGGGCAACCTAACGCTCGACACAACGCCTACAATCCCTCGCCGCTACCTGGCCCGCTTCATCAAAGCCGGCCATCCCCTACGCGCCGATCGTACACCCTCCAGCGTCATCGTCGAAGCCCAGGCCCTACAGTCCGCCGTCGAGCACGGCTTGTTTACCAATAAAGCTGTCTTCGTCGATCACACAGGCTGGATCGAAAGCACAGAGCTGCCTCGCCTGGCCGGAGTCACCTCCAACACGGCCTACAACGCCGCTGAGCAGGCCGTAGAAGGCGAAATCCGGCTCAATGACACTCCATCAGGCAATCTGGCCAAACAGATCATTGACGGCCTTCTCAGCGACCCAGGCTCAGCCGCCGACATCGGGCTGAGCATAGTCTTCTACCCCGTGTGGGCGCCACGTGACAACGAAGCTGACCCCCGCCGTTTGATCGGAATTACCCACGTCGAATCCGTCGACCTGGTCTTTCAACCCGCCGCAGATGGGCGCATCTTGCAAGCTCTATCTTCTGCCGCCCTCAGCCCTCTAGTTCCCATGCTCCGCGTGGAAACACAACCCCTAACCCAACAAGGAGAATCCCCTATGCCCCCCCTATCCGTTACTAACCCAACCGCACCACCCGCGGCATTAATGCCGCCCGAAGAAGCAGCCGTACCTCAGGCCGCCGCGAATGGCATTAATGCCACAAACTGGGTAGACGAGCTGGCCACCACCGTAGCCCAGCAAGTCATCGCCACCAGCGGCCTGCCTCAACCCGCCCAGGCCCGGCTTAGCTCGCAGGTCTTCGCCAACCCCCAGGACCTGCACACCGCCATCGAGACCGAGCGCCGCTACCTGGCCTCCCTCACCGAAGCCAACGTCATCCAGATCGGCGCGCAGCCCCCACGCGGCGCGCAGATCACCGGCATGCGCACCAGCCTGGACAAGATCGCCCTGGCGCTGGAAGCGATGTTTGCCGGCACACAACCCGGTTCTGGCATCCAGCCTTTGACCGGTATCCGTGAGCTGTACCACCTGCTCTCCGGCGACTACGAAATGACCGGCGTCTTCCAGCCCGAGCGCATTTCCTTTGCCAACGTCGACTCCTCCACCATGGCCAACCTGGTAGCCAACGCCCTGAACAAGCGCGTGGTGGCCGAGTTCCAGCAGTACCCTCAATGGTGGCTGCCTATCGTAAATCTGGAGTCGTTCGCCAACTTGCAGCCCGTGAAGTGGATCATCCTGGGCGGCGTAGGCGAGTTGCCCACAGTCACAGAAGGCGCAGCCTATACCGAGCTGACCTGGGACGACAAGTACGAGACGGCCGCCTTCGTCAAGAAAGGCGGCTATCTGGGGATAACGATTGAGGCCATCGACAAAGATGACACCAATCGCCTGCGCGCCGCCCCACGTGCGCTCGCACAAGCCGCCTGGCTGACTTTATCCAAGGCAATCTCCAGCATTTTCACCGAAACTTCCGGCACAGGCCCGCTGGTGGTCGACGCCACCCGCCTATTTACTACCGGTCATGGCAACCTACTCACCACCGCCCTGTCCATCACCGCTTGGAATGCTGTTCGCTTGGCCATGCGCAAGCAGACCGAGCTCAATAGCGCTGAGCGCCTGGGCGCGCTCACCATGCCCAAGTATCTGCTGGTACCTCCCGATCTGGAGGTTACCGCCCTGCAGGTACTGGCTTCCGAGTTCGACTATACCTATGCGCTCAGCAATGGCCAAGAAGCGCCTCCCAACATCAACGCCGATGGCAACGATTTCCAGGCACGCATGTCTATGGCCCGCAGCCGGGTGATCGTGGTCGACCTGTGGACGGACGCCAACGACTGGGCAGCCGTATGCGACCCACGCCTGTACCCCACCATTGGCCTGGGCTTCCGCTACGGCACTACGCCCGAGATCTTCAGCGTAGCCAGCCCCACAGCCGGCCTGATGTTCAGCAACGACACCATGCCTGTCAAAGTGCGCTTCTTCTTCGCCACCGGCCCGGCAGACTACCGCGGCCTACATAAGTCGAACGTTGCGTAGACGTATCACGACATTTATGTCGTCATTTCTTCCTTCTTCTCCTTTGCCTTCCCCTCCCCCCAAGAACGCCCGCATACATATGGGTGTGAGGGGGAAGGGGACAGGAGAGAACTTAACCGGACGTTCTCTGTCCACATTGACCATTAGTGGCATTAATGCCATTAGAAAGGACTTACTCCCATGATGCGAGTTTTTCAGCAAGTTTACATCGTCCAGGGCACCCTGGCCGCCAACCACACCTACAACTTCGTCGCCCCCTTCAATATCCAGCTCGTGCACGTCAGCCTGTGCAACTCCACCGCCAACGCCGGCACACTCAAAGTCGGCACCCAGGCAGACGATGACGCCTACCTCGCCGCTGAGAACTTCGGCGTATCCAGCGTCCCCGCCGAAGTCAGCACCCCAGCCGGCTTCGATGGCGTCACCGCCGGCGGCCAGTACCCCCACATCGCCGACGGCACCAACGTGCTGATCACCATCACTAACAGCGGCACAGCCATGGCCGGGGCGTGCGTCGTGCTCACCTTCACCGAAGGATAATTATTTCCTGATACGGGACGCCCTCCTCGTTCCGCACACCAGGCAAAAGCCAGTCCCCGCGCCTACCGGGGACTGGCAATCCTGATCGCTGGTAATAAATTGTTGTAGACGGGATGGACCATCCCGCCTAGAAAACTAGAAAACTTTGCGCACTAGCGAGAACTTATGACAATAGCCGCCACCTCCGCCCAGTACGTCCCCGCTTCCACATCCCAGGTCATCCGCACCGGCCCAGGCGTGCTCGTGGACATCATTGCCACCACCACCAGCGCCACCGCCGTGACCATCACCTTCTACGACAACTCCGCCGCCAGCGGCGCAATCCTGCTCACCCTCAACCTGCAGGCAGACTCTCCAATTCATATCCACTATCCTTTCTTTCCCCTGGCCCTGCGCTTCGCCATCGGCCTATCCATCACCACCCCTGCTGGCGCAACCTGCCATGTTACAATTGCCTATTAGATATGACAACCCTTACCGAACTGCTCACCCTCTGCCGCAACACCCTCGGCGACCTCACCGTCACATATGAATTTCCCGACACCCAGCTCACCGCCTGGATCAACGAAGCGCTGAAAGATCTATCGATCCACTTCCCTGTCCAAACCGAGATGGAGATCTCCTGCGCAGCCGGAGTACACGAGTACAACATCGAGAAATTCATCATCGCCGGCATCCTCTCCTGCGAGTACCCCGCCGGCCAGGACCCGCGCGAATACCTGTTGCGCAAATCCTACACCGACCCCGCCTTCTGGATCAATGATGGCTATTACGACTACCTCCCCCGCACCACCACCGACACCAGTCACCCCTCGCAGCTGTATATCTCCAACTCCCCCACCGGCGCATCGCAATCTATTATCCTGGAGATCCTCGAACCCCACAACGCCCTGGTACTTGGCGCCGACGTCACTAGCCTGCCCGACCAGCTACATAACCTGCTCACCCTGTTCGTGCGCTGGAAAGCCTGGCAGGAAATGGCCACCGGCGAAGGCGTCTCCCCCGACCCTAATCGCATCCTACAAGACGAGTACGAAATCAACGCCTTCCGCGCCGAGCGCGCCTACCGCAAATCGCTCGACGAAACCAAGAAGACCCAGTCCACCACCGCCCTCGTGCCCCTGTGGATGGATAAGTACGATAGGATTTATTGAAGCCAGTTCCAGGCCGTGGAAGCACCAAAGAACGGTGCGATCTAAGCTACGAACATGGAAGGCGGCAAAGAACATGCCGCCCCCAAGAACATTGAAAGCGGGCGAAGAGATAAACCCACGCCCGCAAGGAAGCGGCAAAGAACACCGCAATACATTTAAAAGAACGTCTTCCCCCCGCTATTCGTTCCCATTCGAATTACTTTTTATAGCCGCGAGGCCCTTTCAGCCGCCAACTCCTCTACCGCCAAGCGCGAAGTCCTGCGCCTGCCCGTCCCCTCGCCAGGGAAATAAGTCGGCAGCCTGCCGCGGTTCATCGCCAGGCGAACACTTTCGAGAGTCACATTCAGCATCTCAGCCGCCCTTTGCTGAGTAATCAAATCCTCGACATCGACATCCCGCTCTTGCAGACTCTTCACTTCTTCCCAGACAACCATGATGTGCTCCTTTCTCCTAACTAGATTATAGCACAATAGTTAGTTTTTGCCTACGGCGTCTGTGGCATTAATGCCATCTGATGCTTCGCGCGCCGGCCGACTCTGCTGTCTGGGTAGGTTGCCAGGGTTGCTCCGCGCTCCCCGTTCTCCTTTCTCGTAGTCTTTCTACTCTTCTGCCTACGGCGTCTGATGCTTCGCGCGCCGGCCAACTCTGCTATCTGGGTGGTCTTTCGGGGTTGCTCCGCGCACCATCCGCCCCTTGGGGGCGGAAATGTAGCTCCTACTTTCGTATATCCTTTCGCTCCGCAGATCAAGTACAAGAGCAAGAGTGCCATTTCTCCCAACCAGCCACCTCGCGCGCCAGTCACAGCTCCTTTTTCTTTCCAGTCTCCTTCGCTCCCCTACAAGGGCGAAGAACCAGGGTCGTGGCGATTCAGGAGCCTAAAAAAAGTTAAAGTTAAAAAAGTGAAATAAGAACAGGGATTTTAAAAACAAAAAAAACAAGTGAGGTTTTTTTTGTGTTTCTCAATTATCAAAACCGGTTGTCAAGGGGATTTGTAGATTCGCACCAGCAATAGAATCTCGTTAATAAAAATAATGGCTATTGCTATTGACTGGTAACCCTTGACAACCAAAACCTAAGAAAGTGACAGTGCAAGGAAAAAACCCCATCACCACCAAGAACGGGTGGTGTGGGGTTTTTTGGAGAAAAAAAAAAAAAAAAAAAAAAAAAACCGTAAGGTCAAGTGCTGTTATTTCTCCCCCTGCTCCCCGGTCCTTGGGCCTGGCCGGTTGGGTCTGCCGGGTTTGCCTGGCCTTGGGGCGCCCGATCCCTGGGTCCGTGGGTCGTGGGTCCGTCGGCCGGGCCTGCGCGCGCCCTGGGCTGGCTGCTCCCTGGCCGGCCGGTTTGTTGGGGTTTGTTGGGGTTTGTTTGCGTTTGTTGGGGTTGCCCTTCCCCCCTTGCTTTCCTAGTTAGGTTCTGGTATGATGGTGTTGTTGGGTTGTGTGCCCTCCCCGTGCCGCTCGGTTTCCTGGTCTGTGTGTGGGGTGCGCTGTGGCTGCTTTTCCTGCTCTTCCTTCGTTCGTCTTTTGTGCCGCCCTGTCGTTGCGCGGGTCGGTCGTCGCCGGTCCTGCCGGCGAGGTCGGGTTTGTTTTTTTTGGCGCTGGGCGCTTTGCCCGCGCCGCCGCGCTGTCCGCCGCGCTGTGGTGGGTCGGCTTCGGCGCGTGTCCGGGCTTGCCGTGGCGCGGTCGTGCGGCGTGCGCGCCGTGGGCGCTCGAGCTGTGGGTTTGCTAGTGCGGGGGTGTGTTGTGGCTGCTTCCGTTTCGCTTCCTCGCTCCGTTTTGTCCGCTGCGCTGGCGCTGCGCGCGTCGCGCTTTGCCCCGGCTGGCGCTGGCTGGGTCGGCTTTGCGTTTTTCGGCGCCGGGCGTTTCGCGCGCGCCGCTGCGCTTTGGCGCGTGCTGTTTGCTGCCGGTTTTCGTGGCGCCGTGCTGCCGGTGTCGGTGCCGTGCGGTGTGTCGTGTGCGCTCGAGTTGCGGGTTTTTTTGGCGCTGCGCTCGGTTCGTCGTGGCGGGTTCTGGTCGCGGGGGGTGTTGCGTGGCTGATTGCGCTTTCCCCTCCCCTGGTCCCGTCGCTCGCTCCGCCTTCCGCGCCGGCTCGTTGCGCTCGGTGCTGGCCCGCCCGTCGCTGCGCGCCGCCTCGGGCTGCGTGCTCGTTTGCCTGTTCGCTTCCCCGGTTCGCGCCGGCCGGTTTGCGGCGCGCTGGGCCGGCCGGCTCGGCGTGTCCGTCGTGGTGCGCCGGGCCGGGCCGGGCTGGTCCGCCTCGGTGCCGGTCTGCTGGGGGTCGGCGCGTGCGCCGGTGGGCGCTGGCTGGTGCTGGCCGGTCGTGGGGGGCGTGCGCGGCCTGTGGCGCTCGCTTGCGCCGGCGGGGTTGTGGCGTTGAGCGCCGCTCCGGTTTTGTTCGGGGGTTCGCGCTCGCTCCCCGGCGCCGCCTGGCTGCCGGTGGTGCGCTCGGTGGTGGGGTCCGCCGTCGCCGCCGGGCTGCCTGTGCGCGCCGGCTGCTGCGTGGGCGCCGATGCGCTGGTGCTCTCTTGCTGTCCGCCCCGGTCGCTGTCGGTGTTCGCCGCCTTCGGTCCCGGGGGGGCGGGGGCTTGCTCCCTGTCCGCCGTGGGCTCCGTCGTCGCCGCCGGCGCGGTCGGGGCGTCGGTGGCGTGGTGGGCGGGCGGGGGTCCGTCCGTGCCGCTGCGCGCCCGGCTCGTGCGGCGCTCGCTGGCGGCGCTGGCGGGGTGCTCTGCCGCCGTGTTTTTCGGGCCGGGC